TCTTTCATCAACGGATTCAGCCGGACAACAGTGTCCCAACACAAATAATCGCTACCGTACTGAATGAGAAAATCCGGGTTGTCATCGTCGTTGCTGTAATCAGGAAAGAACCTAATTACATCCATGTACACCGGCACCGGGTTCTGTGGCCAAATAGTCGTAGCTGAGGGATACAAAAACAACGTCAAACCCATCTGCACAAGATAGGTCTCATAGAATGTGGGATACGATGGTACGTCCCGTTGGACAGGAGCGAAGGGCGTCGGGATACCGTACCATCGTTCCCGCAAGTCTTCACGTTGCCAATCACGGTCAACAAATTTCAACGGCCGGTCATTGCCCTGCAGATCGGTCACCCACGGTTGCAACACTTTCTTTACCGTGACTAAATTTGTTGTCTGATGTAAAGGCAACGGCGTTACAGGAACTCCGTTCTGTAAGTCGACTAGAGCATCAACCGTTACTCGTGAATACTGAAAGTCATATTGCATCTGCATCTCACGATGTGATTCGTTTATCTGGTCAAGCAATAAGTCCACGCCATCTTGAATGAAGTCCTGGACTTCTGCTTGTAGATACGTAGCAACTCTAACCTTCAGTGATTTCACTTTCATAGTCGATGCTCTTTTGCCGACTAACCAAAACTAGCCGTCTAGGTCGTTACGGCCGCCGTACGCACCACCAGGCAATGCCGGCGTTTTGTACTGGACGGTTTCATTACTCTCCATGAAGACAGGACTGTCTTTGGCTTCACCGTCCAGAATATCTGTGTGGACGGTCAGCTCACTGTCACTCATGTCTATTTCAGCACCCTTTAGATGCTCCATTGGTATGTCCATACCCTTACTCCTTTCTGTTGTTGAAGTTAATAACCCTCAAGGACGATTCCATACGTCCCCACCGGGATATTCGCAGGCACACCAGTGCCCAACGTCGAACCCAGCAGAGACGTTCCATCATAAGTCTCATTACAAGGTAGTATATGAGAATTGTCACTTTGAATTAGGTTACTGCACTGCTCAATATACCTGAGTCCAAAGAGCGATGCCGGAATTTGTCCCGGTGTTGCACCAACTGTCCCGTCGACGGTTAGCTGCGCATCGACAGCCTTCCTCTTACCCGTCGGCGGGAACTCATTGGTCCGAGTTGTTGACAGTAGAACTACTGTTGGAGCTGCCATACATCAAGGCGTGACCGAAGTGAAGTTCTTGATGAACATATGAGACTCAGGAAACCTAAGCTCAAGTCCACATTCACCGAGCCACTCATCCTCCCGGTAATCTGCGTTATTAGGCTGACGCATCTTAAGCAGCGTCGTATCCCGACCATCCATGTACCTGTAAACCAGGTTCCAGACGTCCAAGAACAACGCACTGTTCCTCAAGTTAGCGTTTTGTGTAAAGAGAGGCGCAGTCTTATAGTGCACCACACCCCACGGTAACAGATGAGACACAATATCCCACCCGAACCTCTCCTTCGCTTCTTGGTTGATGTGCAAGATTCCCTTACCAGTGAACATATCATTCACCCGGGCAAGGAATCCCGAACCACACAACACCAGTTTCTCCTGGGCTTTGTTCGATGTTACTCGGAACAACCGCTCCATGTAGGTGTTATAGGTGCTCAGGTTCATTGCACCACCCGATGTGATGTTGTTGATGATCCGCTTCGTGTCATCAGAATCGTTCACAGCAGCCGTGTTGCCGTACACCGTGCCCGATTCCCACTGTTGTAGATACCAAATAACACCACCAGTTGTCCTTGTGGGCAACCCACTCGTTGGATCAAGATAAAGAGTTTGCACCCCGGAGATGAAACCCTTTTCCATTTCTATCGCGTGTTGAAGTGTGGCATCTTTAGCCTTGTCCTTATAAGGACCTGTACGGTCATAACGCAGCCCAGTCTTGAGCACCGTACCAGAGAACTGGAACGGAGTTCGGAAGATTTGGGTGTAGTTTTTGATGTTCAACGGCGGCTGATACGGACTCAGGGCAGCACCAACCTGTGCTTCCTGTGCCGCATTACCAATCACCAGCGTCTCAATGCCGTTGTTGTTCGTGCCGTTAGACACGTTCGTATACGCCTGAAGGAACCTAAACTCAAAGTGCGTCGCATCCACAAGAGTGGTGATAATGCCTTTGATGTCTACGTTGCCGCCAGTGATGTTGGCCTGTGTGAACTGCACAATCTGACCGACCCTAAACGCAGAAGTATCGGCCACAGCAACACGAGTGAACGAGTTGATAGCCGGACTAAACGGATTCGCTTGGTCCGTACCACCACCTGCCACCGTGAAAGGACCAGCGGCGTTTGCCATCACCGTCAGAGTCCTTTGCTCCGTCAACCTCTTTTCGTAGATTTGAAACTCAGGATCGTTGGTGCTCTCCTCTTTCAACATCGACAACATAGCAATTAACGGGGCACTACCATTTGGGTAGTTGTAGAAGACACTCCGTCGGAAGTTTTTCAACCGATCCAAACCAGAGGCTTCTGTTTGTAGTAACCCTAGTATCATTTATTTGTTGTTTCTTTCTCAGACTTGGTCTTACTGGTCAAACCAGATTTCGGCACCCGGAAAGGGTGCAGCGGGTGCAGAAGGGCCGCCACCACCAGCTTGGCTACCCGCAGATAACGCGGCTGGTCTCTTGCCTGAGGTTGTTGTTTGACGAGCACCACCCGACGGGGTAGCGCCAGCACCATTCGCACCAATAAGTGCTCTGGTTCTGTCTGCTAAAACCTGATACGCCTCTTTCACGTCCCGAGCCTGGAAACCCTCGGCTTTGAGTGCGTAGAAGACCGTCTGAGCCAACTGCTCATACGGTCTCAAATCTTCATTCTGACTAAAGAACTGCTCTCTATCTTGTGCGGCTGCTTGTTCTGCCGCAAACGATTCCATTGGTGCCATCCGGCCCAACATCTCATTCTTCAGCACCTCCATCTGATACTGCATCAACGTCCCCCACTGCCGAGCTAGTCCATCTCTCATAGCCCCAAACGCTTTAAGAGCGTCTTCACCACCTGCAAGCACCGCCTGTACCAGCGCAGCATCAGGTTTCCACACATTGAACATTCTGTCGAGTTCGTCCGCCGAGTACTGTCGGGGGGCGGTTGCTGGTTGGGCGTCCCTGACACCCTGTGCCACAGCACCTCTAATCGCTTCCGCACTAAGTTCTTCCCTTCGTGCTTCTTGACGCTCTGCTGTTGTTGTTTCTGTGCCAACCGCACCTTGGCTATCTGCACCCGTTTCTCCTGTTCCGGTGTCAACTGGTTGCTCACCCCACACCTCCTGCGGCGATCCCACCAATTCCTGTGTCTGTGTCGTATCCTGTTCCCCGTTCATTTATTAACTCTCTTTCTACTGCTTCTGCGGCTAATTCATTGTAGGTGTCGTAGGCCGCTTTAACTACTTCACCATATGCAACTGCTTCGCCCCGTGTTTGCAACGCTGTCACTGTTGTTGCGTAGTCCCTTATTGGGAAGTCGCACACGGCTGCTCTGGCTTTGTCGCGTTCCACTGTCCATACTGCTATAAAGTGTTTAAACCACGGATGGTTAAGGAGTTCCACCAATTGCCCCAGGGTTGCCTGCTGCTGCACCAGCGCCAGTAGGTTGACCTGTGGATTGGGGTCCGGTTGGAATGTTTGCATTTGGTAGTGCCCTAATCTGCGGTTGTGGTTGCACACCAGCACCCTGTACTGGCACAGGCGGCATTATCTGTTGCGGTGGTAAAAACCGTTCTGGTGATCGGATACCCCTCAAGTCTGTAATCTCGACCACCAGAGACCGGAAGGGTTCTTGCGCCAACAGTTGTGCTGACTCGGGGTTTTCTAGCAGACCAAGTAGCAGTTCCTGCATCGACTGGGCGATGTAACCCTTTTCCGACGGTGCAGTCCCGTCAAAGAACTCAAGACCCAACCCATCATTTATCGCAGACTTCATATTGTCCAACCTAGTCTGGTCCGCATCCTTCCCTACAATTCGTTGAAATTCTTCCAACTCCAAATTCAAATAGTTGGACAGCAGTTTATGGCCCAACGGACTAAACATCGTCTCCCACAAAATAGTTGCGATGGTCTTCAACCGGCTGGCAGCTCCGGCATTAACCGTCCGTGCCTCCGCAGCACTTCTACGGCCTTGACTATACTGACCCAGTGCATTTTCATTGATACCAGAACTGGTCTGCATGAACTCCCAAATCTTCGAAATGTCATCAATGTGTTTTACTGTAACATCCTGCAGCTGCAACTGTTGGACCCACGTACCCACGCCCGACTTAGCTACGCCAGACTTAAGCCGGATCACTGGATTCCGATTTTCGATGTCTTTCATCTCAACACCAGCTGGGTCGACGATCAGTTTATCACCGATAACCTTGCGCACATTTGTCACTCTGGCGTTCATGAACCATGTGGCATGGTCTTGCAGCTGCATTAAAATCTCTGCCAGACTCTCATTGATTACTCGCATCTGGTCAGCACTATACTCACCCACATCATACGTAAATTTATTGTGGGTATAGTTCATCGGCTCAGCCTTCAAAATCGTTGTGTCGTTGGCATACCACACAACGAACAATGTAGGGAAGTCCTCTTTCCCCAACGGGTTTTTACCGTACGTATCGGTGAAGTCCTTGGGAGTTATCCAGAGTTGCACCTCCGTCCTAACACACATACCACCGCCCAGCGCCTGTCCCATCATGGTCTTGAAATTGTCCGCATTGGACGCATTGAGATAGTTCAGTCTCCGGGTTTGCATCCCCTCTTGCCCCAACGGAACGATCTTGTCAACGTTCACAATCATACCGTTCTTCTGGTCTTGTTTCAACCTCACAATGCTGAACTCATCTTCACTTGCACAGAACTCACTCTCGTGCAACCGACTCAGAGGCATCCTAATGTCGGGAAAAAAGTGGTAGGGACTAATAGACACCACCCTGTTCCCCTGTCGAATGAACTTCGTTTCCGTCTGTGTAGACGGCATCACAGGTAACACACCACCAAACAAAGTCGATTGCATTTCAGGTTCAGCCGGTGCAGTGAACAACCCAGTCTGTTCTTCCTCGTCCCACAAATGCTTAATCACACAAAAACTAGATCGACAAAGGTCCAAGTAACACTGGTATTGAACCTTCGTGAACATCCACCTTGCCAAGTCTCGTACCAAGCACAACTCAGCATCACCCTCAGGACTAATGTCATTTTGTCGTCTCTTGCTCTTCTGCACCTCGTAGAACATCGCCCGCTGGTTAAACAAGCTCATCATGAACGCGATAAAGGTCTGCACCTGTGCATACGTAAATGGCAGTATCATCTTCATCGGCTCTTGACGAATTTTAGCTTTTTGGTCTTGTGCATCTGGTATCCGTTCACCCCGAATCGTCTTATCGTTGGCATCCCACTGATCGTAGAAACGGTTCATGTACGTTCGACTAACTTCCACTAGACGCTTACAATGTTGCAGCAACTTCCGGTGGAAGTCATCATCGGTATCGAGGGCTTTTTTAATGTCGTCGGTCATCGCCGCTTCTTTCCACGACTTTCAAGACGATCGCCAACCCCCTCGCCATGACCGCTGTATTTCTCCGTTTTCCACGGTTTATGTCTCGGGAAGTTAGCTTCACCTTTCGACTGTCCAGGTATTCCCTCACGGCCTTCACCATGTCCGCCTGAATGCTTGAGTGCTTTTCTTTCTTCTTCACTTACACCTTTCGGTATGATTGGACCCAATCCCATATTTCTCCTTTCTGTTGATTTAAATTATTTAAGCCTACAGCCTATTGAAAAACGCGCCCACAAGAACTATAAGAATGCAGAAAACGAAAAAGGGAAGAACCAACTGCGTCCAAAAGTTAAATGCAATCATATTACATGACACCTTGTTAGGCTACGGATTTACCATCTCAAGCTCGCAGAACTCAATAGTTACGGTGTTGCCAGTGCCGCCGTTGACGCTAACACCGAGAATAGTTGCAGTAGTAGTGTTGAACGCGGCACTCAACGGGTTTGCCGATCCTACAGTAAGCTGTGCCGCGGCCCACAAGCCACCACTTACGACATTGTGAACGAACAAGCCGACAAATTCACCTGTCGCTGATGCGCCTATCCCACGCAATGTGCAAAATACTTCAATTATGCCTGTGTCAACCGCAGCCGTACTAGCACCGAAATTTATGGCGATGAAAGCAGTATCGGAAGTGGTTCCAGCTGTACCTGCTCGGATATTGACAATGATTGCACCAGTACCTGCCGCAGTCTTGGACAAGTGAAGCCGAAGTCGAATCGTGCCACCAACTTTCCAACTGCTACCAACGGTGATCTTCGTGCCAGTCAGATACGTATCGACACCAGTGCTGATTGCCACCTGCGCCGTAATAGCTGCATAGAACAAACTACTGAGAGCAGTGTTGTTAAGCTTGTAACCAGTAGCCGCGTTGACGTAGCCAGCACCGGGATCAGTAGTTGAGCCTACCATCAAGCCCGAACCAACTCTAGCCGACTCATTAGGGGTTCCAAATGCGATTGGTGGACCATTCGATATTAACACCAACCGCCCGGAGTTAGTTCCCGCGTTGTAAACATAAATATCATTGGCCAATAACGCTCCAAAAGCAGCAGAGTTGAACGAACGAATTCCAAACTGACCCAAATTGCCGTTCGTACCGGGATTGGACGCTTTGAAGATAGCGTCAGAAGCCGTGGCTCCCGATACAAGATTGTTTTGTACTACAAACTGGGTCAGAACATTCGTCGTTGCGTTCAGCGTCACTGTTGGCGCGGAATAAGTGAAATTAGCGTCTCCTTGGATGGTATTCGCCGTGGCTGCACCAACAGCGATCTGGGTGTTGGCTACGGAACCACCGATTGTAGCAGTAGCATTGATTGTCACATCGCCTGTACCCGAGTCCCCTCCAGTAGACGAAATACTAATGCCAGTTCCTTGAACAACCTTGGCTATGACATTCGTGCCAGCCGTGCCAGAAACATTCAAATCGCTCCGCTGAACTGCTGAAGCTCGAATGTTCTCAGTGGTTATGGTAGTTGTGGCCATTACCGTTTTTTCCTAATCGTGTTACGAACAAATGGTGGCAGTCCGTTAGGCTCAGCTGGAACTATACGCTGTTGTTGTTGCATATTATCAACAGAATCCTTAACCGCGTCACGAGCACACTCCAACATCAGGTAGCACAACCCCTTGTTGTTAACTGGGCCATTAACGTTGATATCACCTGTTTCTTCATTGAACGTTATCGTTATCTGGTGCATATTATTTATAATAGTTAACCCTAAGCCGGTCACCTGTCGCCGGAGCAGTCAAATAAGTGATCGTTGCCCCCGAAATAGTATAATCATTTCCGGCACCCGGTTCCTGCAAAATCCCGTTCAAGAAAACCTGTTCCGTGTTAGCAATGGGAGTATTAGCTAGAGTAAAGGTTGTGTTGGTTCCATTTATCGCTCCAGTAGGTGTCTCCCGCACAACGAAATCCGCTGGTGCCATATAATCAGTTCCAGCAACCGCAGCACTAATAGCCGTACCGTTGCCCTTCAGAACCCCAGTAACCGTCGTCGAAATCGTAATAGCCGGTGTCGTCGATGGATTGGCCACTGTGCCAGCAAAGCCATTTGCTGAGACAACAGACACGGTCGTCACCGTGCCCGAGCCACCACCAGAACTATATGACACATCCCAAGTACCAGCGGCCGTAGCATTACTGATCAAGGTGAAGATGGCAAAACTACTAGCTGCCATCGTCTGCAACAAGCTGCCACCGTTCATGTTGACAGTGACAGCCCCAGTCGACCTATTAGTGACATAATACTGTGTCCCATTCGCCAAAGTTGTGGCATTAGGCAATACCAAAGTTTGGGTGCTGGCACCAGTAAATTGTTGAAGTGGGCTGCTACTAACAGTTAGAGTGGTCGTGCCAGCCGCGGTGGTCGTGGTTGTTACATTTTCAATAATGGTGTTGACCTGAACATTCGCATTACCATCACGGTACATCACAGTGCTGGTCGTAGCAGCATTAGTCAGCGGTACAGCCGTAGGCACAGCAGCACTACCAGTCGTATTACCAATAACACTATTGGCTGCTAAGTTTGCCATCTTGGCCAGAGACACCGCACCACTGGCAATAGTCGTGGCTAATGCACCGGCGACCGTCGTGACATCACCCGTAAGGGCTGGGAATTGTGCAGCCTGTAGTGTTCCCGTCAACTCCGTAGCTGCAATAGACTTGTTAGTCAGTGTTTGAACCGAAGTCAAATCGCAAGTAACAGCCGTGTTAATCGACAGCGTGTTGCCGGATTTCTGTAATCCGTTGCCAGCAACGATCTCGCCTGCACCTGAGAACTGCGTAAACGACAGCGCAGTTGTGCCAATCGTGTACGGCCATGTCGTCATCACCCAGCCGCTGCCAACATAAGTTGTGCCTTCACCAACGAACCAGTACGGGCTTCGCACCGCGTCATTTACATCGTCGAAATCCAACGTTCGTGTCCACGCGCCCGCAGCAACCACATATGATCCGTTCTGCGATCCAGTAGTCTGACCAGTGCATAGCACCGTGTCACCAGCACTCAACGCGACACCGTCAATCGTCTGCGTGCCGCTCAGGGTTATGTTAGCCGCTGCCAAAGCACGCACCGATTGCTTGGTCGCCAGACCTTGCGCCACGTTGTCAACATAGCTCTTGGTAGCCGCATCAGTCGCAGCAACTGGTGTTCCTAAGTTGTTAAGAAGATTGTTATTGAAGTTAACCGCAGCGTTGATGTTCAACCTATCGGTCGAAACCGTAGCTGCCATTATCTGGGTATTACCGCGTATCTGTGTAGTAGCCATACGTTAAGGCAGAGTGTAGTCCACCGACAAACTGTCTCCAGTTAGTGGAGCATTAACCATCTGAAATGAATTTGCGCTCGTCACCATATAGTCACCTGGTGCCCTTTGTCTAAGTCCGTTAAGGTACAAGGCAAGCGAACTGCTTCTAAAAGAGTTGGCCGTGGTAAAAACCTGATTGGTATTGTTGATGGCACCCAGCGGCGTTTCATTCCACACCACCATTGCCCCACCGCCACCACCCACTGGCACAGTAAACGAAACACCCTGAAACACCTCCAAGCTCGTCGTCCGCTGAGCCGGTGCCAAAATTTCACATAAGACTTCAATCTCCACATTTTATCCTGCCAGTCGGAAAAAGCCCAGAGACGATGCACCACCACCACCACCAATCGTTCCACCTAACGTATAAAAAGTACTCGGACTATTTTGATTGTTATACTCGGTCAAAATCCAATCAGCACTTCGGGCCACACTAGCAAATCGTTGCTCGTCTAGAATTCCGTTCCAATACCGGGTACCAGTCGATCGTTGTCGACCTATACCCATAGCGATAAGTGTGGTGTTTGCCCCTCCATTTGCAGCCACCGTAGTGTCTAATGCGCCATTTACATAACTTTTCAATCCATTAACGCTATCATAGGTCATAGCTAGATGCGTCCATGCACCTGTTGAGACTGTCTTAGTTCCGGTGCCATCATAACTAACAACAGCGGTAGCTTGAACAACACAGTAAAGTTTACTGTCCGCGCTACGAATGAACATACCATAATAGTCATTGGACGAAAATCCACGATTCATCAAACACGGATTGTAATCATTAGGGAAGGTAGTTGCCTTAGCCCAACCAGTCAAAGTAAATGCTGCTGTGCCTGGACCGGTGGTAGTCGTCTCAAGATACTGACTACTAGCCGATGCAAATGCAGCTCCACCATCTATTTGACCCACTCCAGCCGTGGGAAGGGGTGATCCAGATATAGCAACCAAATTCAAAGCGTCAAGGATGCTCAACGTGGTGCCATCCTTGAAATGAAACACACAAGCAAAAGAATTGCTAAACGTGTTGGTTGCACTGCTTCCATCAGTGCTAATAGTAGAGTCACCGAAACCCAAATAGAATACGGTGTTCACACTATGCGATACGGTAGGCAATTTAACGTTCATCACAACCTCACCAGTTGTAGGGCCGTACCTTTCCAACTCGTAACTTAGCGGAGTGGTCAGTCCTGAATCCGAAAATGGACGAATGTCATAACCACTCGCATTTTGCACAAGTCCCCCATTGCCCACCGTCTTGAACCGAGCGTCAATACTATTGATTAACACGGGGAAATTTGATGAGTCACTCGCACCACACTTAGTATGGTCAATCGTGACCGAACAGGAATTAGCGAAACTCATATGTTATTCAACAGTGCCAACAAGACCCACTGGGACAAAGTAGCGTTCCAGATGAACAAAGTATACAAATACTTGCCCGCGTTCGTGGTCGTAGGTAGCGGTAAATCGGTCGAAGCCCTGAAACTAGCACCCCATGCAATGGTCTGAGCACTGCCATTGTCCTTGATCCACAACAAGAGAACTTGACCTTCTGTGGGTGTGCCCGACAACCCCGTGGTCATACTAGTAATCGCCGTGGCCAAAGCAGTTATCGTAAACTCGTCCACGTTGTCGGTGTTGATCGAGGGTGTAGCAGAACTTGTCACTGTGCCTGTTCGTTTTGTGACCCGCTTATTACTTACTGTCTGCGTGTCCGTTGTTCCAACCACGGCTCCCGTCGGCACCACCTTGCCACTATCAACCGCATTACCCGCCCCATCACCACTTAGAAAGTCAGTGGTATGAGCAATGGTCGGCAAGGAAATCCACGATCTCGTACCTCCAGTAGTCGACGATAGCACCTGTCCATTCGTGCTCGGACTTCCTAGTGCTGGTTCAGCACCAATAAAAGCAGGAGTATAATCGGTGTTTACAGCAACCACAGCACCAGTCCTGCCAAACACTGAACTGACCACCCCAACGCCTCCGCCACCACCACTTGTGTTAAAAGTCAAAAGCAAATTATCATTGTTAGTCGGGTTACTACCAGAGCCAACAACAGAAGCAATCGGTATCTGAAACCACGTGGTGTTATTAACAGGCGCAGCGCTGATGTTGTACCGAATCCAGTTAGCTGCATTGGTCTGATCCTGCACCTCGATGACATCGCCAATCTGCAGAGACTTAAGCAAATTGGTACGATCGACTCCCTGCTGGCTAGTCACCGAAATCGCCATTACCGTGGCGCTACCAAACAAAGCGTTGTTAAACCTGATATTTCCATTACCCGGGTCAGCCATCGTGGGGATGTTTTTGTAGTTCCAAATACTCTGCGAACTGGTAATCAGTGTTACCCATCCCGTATCGTAATCCGTGCCACTATTTTTCTGCAGAACCTGTCCCGCACTGCCGCCCGCAGGAAGACCGGCCTGCGTAGTAGCAACCACCCCGTTAATCTGTGAAAAACTATAATCCCCCGCTTGAGCGACCACAACACCCGTCCTACCAAATACGCTACTTACAGGAGCAGAAGGTGGAACTATCCAACTCCGCGTCCCAGTCGTAGTACTAGAGAGAACATACCCATCTATCGACGGGTTACCCAACGCAGGTTCGGCCCCCACCTGTGCCGCAGTATAATCCCCCGCTTGAGCACCCACCGCACCGGTTCTTCCAAACACACTACTTACTGGTGCAGAAGGCGGTGTGATCCAACTTCTAACACCCACCGTCGTGCTCGATAACACCTGCCCACTCACTGAAGGATTCCCTAATGCCGGTTCAGCACCTACCTGCACCGGAGTATAATCACCCGTCTGAGCAACAACAACACCCGTCCGGCCAAAGACGCTACTCACCAGAGCCGTCGGAAACGTGACCCAACTCCTAGTGCCTGTTGTTGTACTCGATAGCACCAAACCATTCGACGCCGGGTTACCTAACCCCGGTTCCGCACCAATGAACGCCGGCGTGTAATCCGTAGGCACAGCCACCACTGCACCAACCCTGCCAAAAACACTCGACACTGGTCCACCCCCAACAGTCGAAACCAAGCTAATACCCTTGAACACTTCAAGGATAGTAACCACCGGCCTAGGTGAAATAACTTCTAGAACTTCCGCGATCATGTTATGGAGGGTGAGTCATTATTTGTGCTATACTAAATATACCTTGTGCCAACCTCCCGACTCGATTACCGGCAGCATCCTGTCCAATCATGTCCCAAAAAGCACTAGCACTAACCAAAGCAGTCGTCACACCATGTAACACCTTAATCTGCACAGTGCCTAAATTCGTTGGGGTCAATATAGTCGGGGCCAAGTCCAACAACTTGTTCGCGTCAGGGTCAGAGGCCAGTGCTTTAACCCAAGCCCAAACACTCCAACCCGTCATATCTAAAGGGGTACCCCTCTTAGTAACGACGTGATGACCACTACCAGCATCGCCTAGAGTGATCGGGGTTCCTCCACTTGTGCTCGAAACCTGGAAAGTATTAGCAGTGGCATTGACAACAAAGTAATAGGTGGCGAAGAACAAACCAAGCGGAAGCACACCGTCGCTGTCAAACCGAACCTGGTTACCATTAACAAGTCCATGCGAAGGACAATTTAACACCTGGTTAACCACATCCGCTGTTACATCACCCACTAATTGAGAATACGTTGTATTAAAACAGAACAGATAGGGGCCAAAATCAACCCCCGGATGCAACGATCTATCAGGACCGCCGTCATCCGTAAAGTCATCAAAGTCATACGTTAGTGGTTTAAATGGATCAAACTGTCCCGTGCCGAACGGGTGGCTAGTCATTGCTCCAGTTTGCGTACTCATTACTGCGCGTGATCTTCTTCTACTATTTTATGAATCGTGTCCGTTTTGCCTCTACCAACACTAACATCCACGTCCATCTTAGGATGTGCAACTAGATGAATGTACCAATCTTTATTTGCACAGCCAAACAAAACCACACTAATCCAAATTAAAACCAATGTCCTCATCGCTGAGGGTTTCTTGTGTCGTCACAAAGTCCATATCCTTCATCTTCAGTGGTGCGTAGCCGAGCGGATCAACCCACCGGGGTTCCTCAAGCAGCAACCGACCTAGGTTCTCCATCGCATGGTCACGTTCATCTCTTGGCCGGTTTTCTTTGGTGTCCCAACACCAATGACCGAACTCAAAAATCGTTTCCTCCAGCTGTGGACTTACACTCAGCAACGCCGTTCCGTTCAATGTTTTCGCCCGTAGTACCCTCTTCGTCTCCAGTATCGCGTGTTCCCGTGCCTTACTTGCCTTGGACAAGAATAGTCCGTGTTCACCAAACTCGTCAGCCATCGTAACATGTTTACCGCTTTTCGCGTTGAGGACTGGAAACGTAACAAAGACTGCCGGGTCTGCAATTTGACGAACGCAGAAACGAGGGCGTTGAACCCACCCATGCTTTTTGTAGTCAAGAACCTTAGTAACCAATCTAGCATTGATCTTATCTGACAACTCTTCGATGGTGCAGTGGTAGTAGATTTCATCGTATAGGAACATTGATCCTGTCGGATCAATGGCTAGAAACAGAACATGATGTGGCGTCTGCGGGTGCGGATCAATAGCAAGCATGATCGTATAGTTAAAGGGCGGGTCACTATAACCATTCCAACCGTTGGGAACGCTTGACAACACGTGCGTGTCCCAGTCAAACTCTTTGAATACAAGGCCACTGAGTTCGAGGGGTACACCGAGCATACGACACTGTTTCTCATCCTCAGTAAGTGTCTCTTCATAGTCTTGGATGGCATCGGCGGTTAGATACGGGTTGTCGTACGTGCTAGTGCGTTGGGCCCACCGAGTGCCATCCGAAACTTCAGTCTCTTTGATCCGTCTGCTGGGGAAGAACATATCATGTATCCACGGCTCAGTCAACGGAGTCAAAGTGAACCAGTCCTTCCCGTCCCGGTCAATCAAACCACGAGCTGCCGCTTTATATTGTCCCTCAGGGCACGGTTCATCAACATGAATGAAATCATAATCGCTGGACTCGCTACCCTGCGGGTTGGTCATCCAACTTTTAACTGTGTCAAAGCGCAACGTGGAGCCGTTGGTACACTCAACAAGCTCAATCGCTCCCGAATGGTTCCTTCTCGTAGAGCGAACGAAGCCGCGCGGTAACATCTGCCAGAGTCTACCTTCCGTTCCACGTTGAGATGTAAAAATTTCGTCGACCTTGTCCCAATCGGTCGTAACCACCAAGCCCTTATTGGCACCTTGACGAATGCCGAGTGTTCGGGCGGGGTCAGCCGGATCATACCACGGTCGTTCGCCTAGTAAGTGTCCGCAATCTTCACCAACCCCACCCGTTGACTTCCCACCTCTATTCCCGCTCTCCCACATCCGGTGCTTGAACGCACCAGCCCTATGAAATTTGTCCTGAAACTTGTGAGGCCGGTAGTAGCACAGCCCGAAGGTATGCTTGAGCAACTGCTGTTTCGTAAGCAAATGTCGCTTACGCTCCAACAGAACTTTGCGGTCCACCAAGTCCACTGGGCTTATCAGGTTCGGAGAATAACAAAGCAGCGACGTCCACCAGCTCTTTACGGATCGCCTCCGTATCTAGTGCGATGCGGCGTAGACCTTTACCTTTCCCATCAATGTTCGCAACTTGCATTACGAAACCGTTATCGACAGGTTGAATTTGAATTTGAACCACTTGGTTCGCGTATGGGCTAACTGTTTCTGGCATTTTACTGGTTCCTTGACTTACCTGCTTTCCTAAGTGCGATTGCGACGGCCTGGTCTCTAAGGGCTGCTCCACTCTTTGGCGGACTCGTTCCGATGTGTCCCTTTTCCTTGCCCGATTTAACAAGCTCTTTAATGTTGAAGCTGATTGTTGGTTTGTCACTTCCGGCTTTCAGTGGCATACTATTGTCCCACCACAGTCCAGTTTGTTCCGTTGTACCACACAAGATAATGAGTGGTCCCGCCGCCAGTCACAATTGCACCCCAAGCCAAGCCCACCGCGCCGTCGGTCACGTGGCAAATCGTTCCCGCCCACGCCACTGTGGAAAGGCTGGCAACGGTTTTACCGTTGTGGAAAACGGCAGGAACCGACAAGTAACCAGTCATGGTGCAATTCGCTCCCACGCTGAAGGAGGGGTTGCCTGTTGCCCCTGGGTCAAACCGGAAGCTCGAATCGTACCAGAACTGCCCGATGTCGCCCCAACCATCATTGAGTTTGAACGACCCATTATTGGAATGTCCAGCAGGATCAAAATACATTCCTAAAATCCCACTGGAGGCATCTGAAAGTCCACCAAACCCGTTAAACACCCCGTTATTGTTCCATTGAAGAGAAAGGGGCGCACCACCCGGCGCCGCACCCCCACCCAACCCCAGAACCCTAACAGGGGAAAAGTCAATTAAATTAGGTTGTATAACCCCATGATTTATGGGGTCAACTAATATAGCTTCCATAACTACGCCTGTTGACTTTGTTCGCGAAAAAGGTGGCCTAACCAGTGATTACCTGTGTTGTCCAGATCATCCGCAATGTTCCAAAGAGCTAGTTGCCACGTGCCCGGACCAGGTTGTGCTAACGGTTTAACCTCTGGAGCCTTGAGTAGGTTTTCCGGTTCGTGCAGCTCTGGGTTTGTCTTTTTGGTTTCTTTATGTTGTGTTGCCATATGTTTAATATAATGCGAGCACTCCTGCTGGAGGTATAGGTGTCGCAAACACCTGGGTTACTTGGATCGGCACTATGCCGACCGGAAGTGATGGAAGAGTAACGGTTTGGCCACCAACGGTCGTAACCTTCACAATTCCAGCGGTCGTTAAGTACAGTGCCATCGCGGGTTTGGCGAGTGGGGCGGTATCACTACCAGCACCCACTGCCACTACATTTGCATAACATTGCCATGTGTCTCTCATACTATCCTTTCACACGCTTTAGCCTCGGGTTCGCAGCCTTAGCCGCTGGTGAAGCTCGTCTCGTCGCTGCACCCAAAATAGCTCCCGCACGTTCCGAAGAAACACCCCTCTCTTTGGCGATCTTCCCTTGTACAGCCTGAAAGCCGGGATGTGCCGCTGAGTGTCCTGGGTTGTCACCTTCACGTTTGGCTTCACGTTTCGACTCGGTTCTTTCTTCTTCCTCTGAACCCTCTTTGCCCCTTTTTCTAACTAGTTCTGATGGTTTAAATGCCATGTTATTCTCCTTTTGCTCGACCTTTTTTCACAAGGTCGCTGGGTTTAAAACCTGGGCCAGCCTTTTTCCGTGGCAATGGTTGCCCGGCACCCGGACTTCCCATCATCCTTTTGTTAACCTGTGGTGCACCCATTGGCATATCCGGTGTTGGTACGCCGGGCATCATACTCATACCTTGTTGCATTTCAGACGTTAATCCAGGAGTTGTTTTAGGCATAGGTGGACTAGCTGAGCGTTTGAGGTTTCCTTTTCCTGTTGGCCATTCAGTCACTAGAAGTACTCTCCTGGACCACTTGGGCCTTCCTGTCCTGGACTAATGGGTGGTTGGTACGCCGGTCTTTGCTGCTGCCCGGGTTTGGGTGGTGAAGGTGTGCCAGCTACATCAACTTTGGAACCGCTTCCGGTCATAAAGCTATATCCAGTGCCCACTGGTGTAATGGTGCTGGCAGCTCCGGCAAACCGTTCTGGGGCAATTCCTCGTTGACCGGCCTGAGCAATAATACCTGGATTGGGATTAAAGGGGTTGACCAAGCCCGATGGACTAAAATTGATCGGTTGTTGTGGAGGTGGCTTCGGTTGTTGTTGATCGCCGTTCATAGTCCACCTATAGGCGACGAGGGTCCACCACCACCTAGATACAGATTAGGAATTGGTGCAGCACCAGCGGCTTTAGGAATCTGCGGTGGAGCAGCCGCTTGCGTTGGTGCAGGTGCTTGCTGCGGTTGTTTCTTTTTCTTTGGTACAGCTGGTGCAATCGCCCTTGCCGGTTTTGCACCACCAGCTACCAATGTCGAGGGACTGAAACTAGTTTTGGCCATTTTTCAACTGCTCCTCAATGTTTCCTAATTCGGTGTCAATAGCTTGTATCTCTGGGGTTGTCGGCAGCTTGGACTCGGTGGTCTCTGTGCGTTGCACAGCCCGACCAAGATACCGGTCGAGCAGACTGTCGGCACACGCTCGTCGAACGGCCTTAGGCGAGTTGGCATCGTCTCTGATGTCGATGAGGGTGAACACGCTGTCGAGGGCCGATGCCTGCAACACTTTCTGGATGCCGTTCACACCAGCATCCTTCATCTCCTGCACCAAGCGCAGTCTAAACCACGGTTGCCGGCATAGTTGGCTAATCCACGGTGCGGACTTTCCAGTCCGCACAGCCAACTCTTTATCGCTCAGCCCTTGTGCCTTGAGATAAATCACCATCCGGTGCCACGGCTTCTCGTGTATTATTGCGAAATTGGGCGGATTGGACTCCACCTGTCTGAAGAGTCGATCGGGATCGAGTTCGGCGGCGGTCGCCACGGGATCGTTTCTAAGGTCGTTGTTAGCGTAGAGCTGTTCAGATTCACAATTCGTTCCAGCAACGTGACCTCGGACTCTGGCCTGGACATTCTCGGAATCTTTCCGCCTGTCGATTTTCGTGGCATTTGGATCAACTAGTTCGTAGGTGTATGGAGAGCGATGAGTTTCTGTTTCCATCAGCTCACCGCCCTCCTCCCGCCCCACCAACAGGGCGGATGATTCGTATTTGTCTTCGGCGCCGGTAAAACAGTGGCTTCGATTGCACTGCCAG